GTTTCGATGACTTATACTGATGAGGTAAACCCAGCACAATTAACAACCGCATCATTTATAAACTTTTGTAAAATCGGTTAGAAATATTGTATATGTGTAATTTAGGGTTCTTACTTCCTACTTTTTTTATATGTATAATATATAAAATGAGTATCGCAACAGGCAGTAATACTAATTTCAGTACATCATTAAAACTTGGTTTACAAATACAAGAAGGTAATGATCTATTTACTGGTAATTTAGTTTCAGGAGAAACTCAACGAATTATCAATAAAGCATATCCTACTGGTATATATGTTGGTGAGATGTTTACCTCTTTTGATTGTGAAGATGATACAGTAATATCGGCATTTAAAATAACAATAGTAAATGAAAGTTTTGGAACACACGGAAACGATTATTTTGTAAATACAACGATGAGTGCAGGATATACATACGAGATTTCGTTTCCTTTTACATTTTCGTCATCTTCGACAACAGACGACCAACTAATAATAGATATAACCGCAATATTCGCTGGAACTGCTCCAAACCTTACATACAACTATATTAAAATGTGGAAATTACAATAATTTTTATCTCTTATAAATATATAAAATGTCTTTCGCAACCTCGAATGTTTTAGGATCAGTTGGTAATTTAGGAAGTTCGGTTAGTGGCGTACCTCCTGTCGCAGTTCAACTGCCGAACGGCGTTTCAACCACAACATCAAGAACTATTACCTTACAAAAAGGTTTTTATATAATTACTTGTGATATAACTTTTATCGCAAACGCAGATGCAACCACAACTCTACAACAACTCATATTAAATAATGTAGTCGAAAGTGGGAGTATAAATCAGGCAACATTATCATTTACAGGAACAGGAGCAGGGACATTATCCGCTTCAAAAAATATTCTTTTCGATTATACAGGTGTATATTACTCAAACGGAGAAGATAATAACTCTATTACAAGTGCTTTAACTTGGATTGGTGCAGGATCACCTCCTACCGCCACAACAAGAATAACCGCAACCAAAGTAGTATAATTGTTTAGGATAAATAATTATCTAATACTAATATATAAATGAGTGCTTCAACTAATCGTGCTATTCAATCTTCAGGTAATACTGGAACTGTTATTTTAAAATATTTACCTGCACCAGTCGAATTAAATAATGGTTTCGCAGTAACAAATATATTCGCATTCAAATCAACACAATTAGGTACGCAATATCAACAAGTAAGTATAGATCTTCGTGCAGGAGACGATACTACCGTAGTTAATAGATTTCGTATTCAAGTCTACCACGAAAACTCTGGGTTTACAGATCAGGATTTTATAACAACACCTACAACATTACCGCTGTATAATGGTAATACATCTACACAACTCGTATTTCAAATAATTAATATAACAAATGTGACTGCTGATGCTACTGATGCATTCGAAGTAAATGTATTCGTCGATTACGAAGGAAATACAGAACCATTAGTAGTTGGAGGAACATTTCAACTAACAAAATTAGTATAAAATATAATATCTTCTCAACATTCCATATTTCTACAAGTAAAAATATGGAATACTTAACACTCAATATGATTTCTACATATACAAGTGATTAGGATTTCTACAATACAACAAATATAGATTTCTACAATATATATACAAGTAATAATTTTAAACTTTCTACGAGTAATAATATGTTGTATATATGTAGAAATCTCAACTCAACATATTTGTAGAAATCTGTTCCAGTATATTAGATATTTACGAATGTATTATTGATTTGTTTTAGATATTTACCTTTTAGAAATCTGTATATGGATAAAATGGAGTTCCTACTTCTTACTTTTAGTATTATTAATTTAGAAAGAAATGGAAATATAAAAATCTTACATTATAGTATAATATGTCGCAGTTAGATATTAGGAAAAAAGATACTTTACCGAAACAGGTTTATTACGATATAGTGATTACAAATGTTAAGAGCGAGACAACTGACCCTCCTATTCTTCAATTTAACGAAAATAGAGCAAATCCAATAATACAAAATACAGGTGAATATTATTTATCGATTATTCGTTTCCAAGTAGACAGCACATCATTACCGATTTTTATTCCAGAAATACAGACAGGACAAAGTGATCCGAATAAAACAATATATAGTGTGACCCTCGAATATTTAGGCACAGCAGTACAAACATATTTAGTATGGGTTCCTCAAAATCAATCAGTACAAACTCCTCCTCCTCCATCATCACAACCAAACGGATTACAAGCGTTTAGCGAATATTACTACGCATACAACTATCAGGCACTAATTTACATGATCTATAATGCATTACAAACTTGTTTCGATCAATTAGTAATAGCAACTGGCGGTGCTTCATCTCCAATCTATACCGCTCATGCTCCAGTTATTACTTGGGATAGTCAATCAAATACCGCCGTCATTAGTGCCGAAAGTGCATTTTATAATCGTGGTGTTCCTGCTCTTGTTCCTAATCCAATCACTCTTTATTTTAACGCATCTCTATTTAACTTATTTAGCAGTTTTCCAACTCGATATGAAGGTATTACTGGTATTACATTAGGACGAAATTATATAATCGAAATATTCCAAGACGATACGAATACTATTTATTTACCAGTCTCCGCCCCTTCCGTAGATCAATATGTAGCAACACAATTACAACAAGAGTATAGTACTACTGCAACATGGACGCCTATTTCGTCTATCGTGTTCTGTTCGAATACTTTACCTATTGTCTCAAATATGTTGTCTGCACCATTAGTTTATAATGATGGTCGAATAGTTCAGGCATTATCAGGAAATAACGCCAACTTCGCCCAAATCATTACGGATTTAGCATCAAACGATAATAACTATAAACCTAACCTTTTGTACGAACCCTCCGCTCAATATCGGTATATTGATATGTTCGGCAATCAACCCTTAACAAATATAGATGTCTCGGTATTTTGGAAATCGAAACTCGGTATTTTAGTTCCATTTAAATTGAACTCTGGATCTTCTTGTTCTTTAAAGTTCCTATTTCAAAGGAAAGATAGTATTTAAGGATTTAGAAAGTTTTTGAATTAGGATATTTTATTATAATTTATTTTCGTAGTATATATTATAATAATGAGTGCCGACTTTAAAACTTGTCTTATTAAGGATAGTCGTTTAGGCGACATTACAGACCAACAAGATTACGCTGTTGTTTCTGGTGGTTCTTCCGTGACCTACCAACAATTTCAGGCAGTTTCTACTTCTACCTCATCAATCGTTTTTAATGTGAATATTCCAAGTGAGAGTGTTGTGGTTTCTCGTGAGGTTCTTATTAAGGGTACTATTAATTTCCAAATCGCTATTTCAGGTGTAGACGCTGGAGATCAAGCATTCAATTACGGAGTGACTGATGCTCTACAAGCATTCCCTCTTAATAAACTTTTTACTACCGCTACTTCTACTATTAACAACACAAATGTCTCGATTAACGAGCAGGATATTTTGGATCTTTTGTTGAGATTTAACAACAACCGAGAACTTTACAGATATAATGGAATGACCCCTGCACTTCCAGATCAGGCATACCAAACATATAGCGATGGTTTAGGAACAATTAACAACCCTCTCTCATCATGGAAAGACCAATCCTACGATGGCGATTTGATGCCTCGTGGTGCTTACCCTCTTGATAGTTGCCTTCTCGAACGCTACACTACCGCTGGTGGAAATGTTCCAGTCGATAATAACCCAGTAGCACAGGGCGACGCTGGTGAGCGATGGATTGTTACTGCTTCCGTGTCTGTGACTGAACCTCTCTTTTTGTCTCCTTACATCTTTGGCGAACCTCAATACAACGCTGGTGGATTTGCTGGTATTAACACGATGAACTTTGTGTTTAACATCGATAGTTCGTGTAAGCGTTTCTTCTCTACGATGTCTAATGCTACTACTTACTCTGTTAGTTTGGTCTCAAATAACCCCTTTTCTAATATGCAGTTGTCTTACTGCTTTCTATCAACACAACCCTCCGATCTCATACCAGTACGAAATGTTTGTCCCTATATGGATTTTCCAAGGTACTTGTCTCTATCTACTAACTCTGCTCCTATTGCTGTTGGTGCGAAACAAACTATTAACTCACAAAATATTCAACTCAATCAACTTCCAGATTATTTCGTTATTGCGGTTCGAAAACCTATGTCTTCACAGACAGTAAAAGATAGTGCTTCCTTTTTACCTATCAACACTATTA